TCGAGCCCCAAAGATTCGAGGCAGTCGCGAATCGATGCCACATGCTTGTTGACGGTGTGCCAATTCATCTTCATGGTCTTGGCGATCTCGTTGATCGATTGGCCATCGGCGAGCGCATCGCTGATTTGCTGTTCGATCGGTGAGAGCAAAGTGCGAGCCTTTGCTAGATCGGCCAACATGCTGATGTGTGTGGCTTGGTCGACTCCGTACGAAGAGTCCACCACATGCCGAGGCATGTTTTCGCTGCCGGTGACGTGGTCGCTGTAACGGTTTCGGGTTCTTCGATACTGCCGAAGCTGTCGGTCGATCACTGCGGTGATGGCGGTTTGGCCAGAGGCACCGTTGGATTTCTCAGGGTTGAATTCGAAGTCCATGAGCACCAGCAAAATCTGCTGCTGCACGTCTTCGATGTCGTGTCTTTTGAATCCCATGCGTCTGGCACGGGAGGAAATCCATTTGGAGATGGTCTTTTCGGTCGGTCGTTTGCTAACTGTGATGCACATGACGATTCCTCGATTGCTCGCGTGGTTGTTTCGATCGCGAGGCAATTGTTCGAGAAATACAGGGTCATGTATCTAGGGTCATACATGTAGTCTCAAAAGTCATATGGGACACATTACAGGGTCACGCCGGTCACATATGACCCCACGTGGGACACATTACAGGGTCACGCCAGTCACATATGACCCCACGTGGGAACAAATTACAGGGTCATGACTACATATATGACCCCACTTCCCACACATTACAGGGTCAGAGCACTCACCTGTCTTTTGATCGAAGCGCGCGAAGTAGAGGGTCGAGCGGCAAATAATTATATGGAGGCACAACGCTTCCACGTTTAACAACGCAGGAGTTTGCCATGCATCAGTCCCCATCCATGTCGTTTCTGATCCACGAGTCAGCCGACGAGTACCACGCGAAAGCGAAGCACTATCTTTCGAGCCATCAGTTGGCCGACTTTCGCAAGTGCCCTCAGCTCTACTATCGCAAGAAATACCAGCGCCACACCCAAGAAGAATCGCCGGCCTATTTGGTCGGACGTGCCGCCCACGTCCTGATCCTCGAAGGCCTCGAGCGATTCCGCGAAGACTTCGCTGTCGGCGGTCCCATCAATAAGAAAACCGGCCTGCCATTCGGGCCAGCCACCAAGGCCTGGACTCAGTGGGCCGAGACGGTCGGCAAACCCGTGCTGTCCGATTCGCAGTTCGAAACGATCGAGCGGATGAATGAATCGGTCGCAATGCACGAGGCGGCTGTTGATTTGCTGCAATACGGAATCGCCGAAGCGGTCGTGCGGGCCGAGTACTGCGGATTCCCTTGTCAGATCCGTATCGATTGGTTGGATCCAGCCCCGAGCATCGTGGACCTGAAAACCTGCGATGACTTGACCTGGTTCGAGGCCGACTCGCGGCGCTACGGGTACGCCCATCAATTGGCCTTCTACCGAGCCGTGCTTAAGAAAGCCCTGGGGATCTATGTTCCCGTCCATCTGATCGCCGTTGAGAAGAAAGAACCTTATCGCTGCGGCGTTTGGCAACTCTCGAGCGAGGTTTTGAACCTCGCCCAAAAGGAAAACGAGCAGGCGATCGACCGCTTGCATGCCTGCATCGCGAACGACTCTTGGCCCACGGGCTACGAAGAGACTCGCGTCTTCGATTTTCTCTGATCCAGCGCAGTAGGCAGGTGGGATGGCGTGACGCTCCCGGCCACGAATGGCAAACGGAGAGAGCGTCCGGACTCCCTGTGCCCACCTGCTTACTGCCTTTGTTTTACCCAGTTTTTTGTTCGTTCTTGTAAGGAAAAAGCACATGAGTTTGTTACAGCAAGTCCAGCGTGGGAAAGCCCACCTGCCACCACGAATCTTGGTCTACGGTACCGAAGGGGTTGGCAAGAGTAGCCTCGCGGCCACCACCCCCAAACCGATCTTCATCCAGACCGAGGATGGCTTGGGAGAGATCGACTGCGATCGGTTCCCACTGGCCAAGTCCCTCGAAGATGTCGTCGCGGCACTCACGGAACTCGAAACCCAGCAGCACGACTACCAAACGGTCGCGATCGATTCGCTCGATTGGCTCGAGCGATTGATCTGGGATGCCGTCTGCCGACGTGAATCGGCGATGACGATTGAGAAAGTCGGCGGTGGCTACGGCAAGGGTTACACCCTCGCTTTGGATTACTGGCGCAAGCTCATCGACAAGCTCGGCAATCTCCATCGCGATCGCGGGATGATGATCTTTCTGATCGCTCACGCGAAGGTTGAGAAATTCGAGGACCCGGAAGCGCCGGCCTACGACCGCTACTCGCCTCGTCTGCACAAGCATGCCAGCGCCATCATCACCGAATGGTGCGATGCGGTGCTCTTTGCCACCAAGCGATTCACCACACGCACCGAAGAAAGTGGCTTTGGTCGCCAGAGAGCGATCGCAGCACCCGTGGGTGCTGCCGGTGGCGAACGCATCTTGAAAACCGTCGGTGGTCCCTCGTGCGTGGCCAAGAACCGGTACCGGCTCAAACCTGAAATTCCATTGGCTTGGGATGCGATTGTTGGCGGCATCCTCGGCTCATCAAACGAACTGTCCAACCCTGTTTCTGTTCCAGAAGGAGTAACGAACCTTGGCTAATCTCAACAACTTCAATGCGAACCAAGTCGAACCGTCGTCGGATTTCGAACCGATCCCGGCCGGCAAGTACCTGGCGATCATCACCGAGTCGGAACTCAAACCGACGAAGTCCGGATCGGGGAGCTATTTGCAACTCACGTTCCAGATCCTCGAGGGGGAATACAAAGGTCGTTTCCTTTGGTCCCGACTGAACCTTCACAACGCGAATGCGACTGCGGTGCAGATCGCGCAAGCGGAACTCTCGGCCATCTGCCGTGCCGTCGGGGTTCTGACCCCTGGCGACTCGGTCGAGCTGCATAACTTGCCGTTGGTCATCAACGTCAAGTGCCGCAGGCGCGAGGATTCGGGGGACATCACCAACGAGATCCGAGGTTACTCGAAACCTGCGGCGGCTACGGCTCAGCCTCAGCAAGCGAGCCACACGACTCCACCATGGAGACGTCCCTCGTGATCGAACTTGAACTGCCGTACCCGCCGTCAGTGAATCACTACTGGCGGCGGGTGGGAGCACGGACGCTCATCAGCCGCGGGGGTCGACTCTTCCGTCAACAGGTTGTGTCGATCCTCGCGGCGCGCGGCGTTCGCCCCATCGATGGTGACTTAGAAGTCTTCATTGAACTGTATCCACCCGACCGTCGTCGCCGAGACGTGGATAACACTCAAAAAGCTTTGCTCGATGCACTCGGGCAAGGTGGTGCATATCACGACGACAGCCAAATCATCCACCTAGACACCTGGAAACGCGAACCGATCCCTGGAGGCATGGTTTTTGTACGCATCTCGAAATGTATGGAAGAGTGATCATGGTGAAAAACCTTAGACGCAAAGTTTGTAGTGATTGCGGTGTGATTGTTACTAGACGAATCAAAGAGTGCCCTAAATGTGGCGGTCTGATGGTGCCACGCAAACGTCTAGTCAATCAACCGACTGTCGATCCTGAATGCGATGGGGTTCGTGAATCCTATCGGAGCCTGTCGTCTCGACTTGGAGAAGGTTTCGGCATGATGAACGATGGCTTTGAATGGATAGATCGGGTGTTCGACGATGAGCGAACCCCTGCTTGTTACGACGAGTCTGATGAGGATTAATCCGATGCAACTACGTCCCTACCAACAAGCTGCGGTCAACGCGGTCTACAACCATCTGCGTGATCGCGATGACAATCCTTGCGTGGTCATTCCAACAGCGGGGGGGAAAACTCCATGTATGGCCACGATCTGCAAGGATGCGGTCACGCTCTGGCAAGGTCGCGTCCTCGTTTTGGCTCATGTCAAAGAACTCCTGCAGCAGACTGCCGACAAACTAACCGCGGTCTGCCCAGAAGTTGACTATGGGATTTACTCCGCAGGACTCAAGCGACGTGACACGGACAATCCGGTCATCATCGCTGGGATCCAATCGGTGTATAAGCGAGCCTGCGAGCTTGATCGATTCGATCTGATCATTGTTGATGAGGCGCACCTAATCAGTCCTGATGGTGAGGGGATGTACCATCAATTCCTCGCCGAATCCAAGATGGTGAATCCTCGCGTGCGGATCATCGGCTTTACGGCCACCCCGTTTCGACTCAAGGACGGACCGATCTGTGCGCCGGAGAATATCCTCAACACGATCTGTTACGAGGTCGGGATCAAAGAATTGATTCGCGACGGCTTTCTGTGCCCGCTGGTTTCCAAGTCTGGTAAAGATCAAATCGACTTCGGTTCGCTGCACATCCGTGCCGGCGAATTCGTCGCCGACGAGGTCGAAGCCCTCATGGATAGCGAGTCGCTGGTCGAGTCCGTTTGCCGTGAAATCGTGGAGCAAACAGCCGACCGCAACGCCGTGCTCATTTTTTCGAGCGGCGTTCGGCATGGCAACCACATCGTCGAAACGCTCGATGAAAAGTATGGAATCGAGTGTGGTTTCGTCACTGGCGAAACCCCGCCAAAGATTCGCGACATATTACTGAAGCAATTCCGGCGCGGCGATCTCAAGTACCTATGCAACGTCAACGTGCTGACCACCGGCTTCGATGCACCCAACATCGATTGCGTGGCTATGGTACGGCCGACTTCATCACCAGGACTTTTCTATCAGGCTGTGGGGCGAGGCTTCAGACTTCACCCCAGCAAACAGAACTGTTTAGTCCTCGACTTTGGTGGCAATGTTTTAAGACACGGCCCGGTCGATGCCCTGCGGCTCAAACCTGGAGGCAATCAGGGAACCGGAGATGCACCGGCGAAGAAATGTCCCCATTGCAATGCACTCATCGCGATGGGG